GGCGATATAGGCGACGGCGTTGTTGGTCGAGTTGGTCCAAGCCGAGAAGGCCAGCTTGTTCGCATTGCCATAAGCATCTGGATTGAAGATCGTGGTGAACGATGCCCAATTAGTGGTGACGATGCGCAGGGCATTCATGAATGTGGCGGGGACCGAAATGGGAGCGGCCTGCGATGTCACGGCACCAGTGACGGAAGTAAGGAACAGCGAGGCCGATAGGCTGCCGCTGGCGTATCCGATGGTGCCAGTTCCGGGAGTGCCGCCGGTCAGAATGAACGCGCCCGACACGCTATCGAATGTGCAAGTCAGAGGCCCCCCGGAAATAGTCTCAGAGATAACCGTCTGGCTCACAGATACAACGTAGGTGCCGTCGCCGCCCGTCCCGCTGATATCGGCGGTAATGGTCGTGCCAACGGTAACGCCAGTTCCAGAGATAACCTGACCAACGGCCAAAGCGCCGGATGTGACGGCGGTGACTGTCAACTCGCCATAGGCACCACTGATCGTTTCCGAAGACACCGACTGAACGGCAGACACGGTATAAGTACCGATGCCACCAGCCGTTCCGGTAATCTGATTGATGATGGATGTCCCGCCAATAACGCTCGAACCGCTAATGGTCGAACCGGCGTAAATGGTGCCGCTGGACACATTCGAAACGGTCAGCACGTTGCCGGTGATCGATCCGGTAACGCTGAAGGTCTCGGGAACAATCGAGCCAGTGACAACGCCGTCAAAATAGGCGAACCCGGAGGTGATCAGGGCGGCGGCATTGCTGAAGCTGGTAGCCCCCGACAGGTTGATGGTGCCGCTCGTCGCCGTCACGCCATTGACCGTGACACTCAGGACGCCAGAAATGGCCTGAAGCTGGGCCAGGGTCAGGCCAGAAGCATTCCCACCGCGCAGATAGGCCGGAACCGAGACAGTGGCATACTGCGCAAACAGCATGGCAGTGGGGTAGGTCGTGCAGTTCGAGAAACCCGCAAAATAGATAGCGGCGTTGGCAGCCTCAACCGAGGACGCGCCGAAATAGGAGGCGACGGCGGCGGAAGAAGTAAACGACAGAACCGAGCCAACGGGGACGCGGGTATTCGTGGTCAGAAAGACGCCGTTCAAATTCAGCCCAGAGCCGCCAGCAGACAGGACGCTCGGGACGATGTTAACAAGGTTTGACGCGGGGATTGTCATTGCGACAGGCTCCAGTTAGGCAAAGAAAAAGCCGCCGAGCTGGAGCCGGGCGGCGGATGTTTGGCAACTTACCGGAAATTGTCCCGGCTAATTGATGGGGTATTCTGCCCCGACTTCCTTGATGTTAGCGACAAGCTGATCAGCAAAGTCTTGAGGCGTGGTCACGGTCGCGTTGGCCTGAAGAACGGCGTCGATTGACCATCGTTCCTCCACCTGTTGCTCGCCATTGTGGAACGGCATTTGGCGCGGCTCACTGGCATAGAGAGGCCATACATCAACCGCCAGCCCAGCGAAGTATTCAGAAGCGTAGCCAGATCGGAACAGCGTTGAGATAATCTGCACATTGTCAGAACTTGCCGGGCCATGCACATCAAGCTGGATTGTTACCTTCGTCGGCTGCAAATCAATCCGATTGCCAGCGACCGGAGGCGTTAGGAAAGCGCCATCGATATAGGTTGTGACGTTCAACTCAAGCCGCTCGCGCATGATCGGTGTCATGGTGACAAAGTCAACGCCTTCAGGCTCTGCGACGCGATTATCCAAGCCGCGCACCACTTCAATGCCGCCGGGCAGAATGGCGAGGAGGAAGGACCGCAGCGCCGTAAACGTCTGTTTCTCGGTTAGGCTAAGGACGGGTTGGGTCATGATTTGAGCTTAATAACAATCTTCACAAAATTGCGAGACAACCTAATTTTGCGTTCAGATTGAGTTTCTCGATACCCGCCACATATTGTCGATACGGATTCAATCTCGTATCCAGTGAATGCACCGACGATTTCACCGGGCGTTTTATCCATTGGCCCCACGGATATGATGCACTTCTTGTTCAACCCCTCAATGGGGTTATTCTCGAACAGATAAAGGCCATCGGGGGACGATAGAGTTACTTCGCCATTTGTGATGTCTCTGAATTTCATAATTTCCCCTATGATCCATTCTGCCTAGTTACGCACACTTTGACCCAGCCATCCTGGAATGCCCAATTTTCGAGCACAAGCGCCACCAGCCAAACGGATCCATCGGGGAACGTGATCAGGTCGCCGCCCTTGCCATCGGGCCGGGAAGTCGCCTCCCAATTGCCATTGAGATAAAGCGCCCTGCGCTCGCCCTGGATGTTTAGGCCGTCGATTTGAACTAGATCGTTATATTGTAGGCTTTGCATTTGAGCTTGGATGCTGACCGGTGCCGCATAAGCTGGCGACCGCGAACCGTCTGCATTCGTGGTATAGCCAGCCGAGGCTTGAATGGTCACGGTGATGAATGGGTTAACCGCCGATACCGCGCCCGATACAATCGAGTGAAGGTTCATTTCACCACCCCGCTATGCGCAACATGACCTCGGAGCCGACAGGATCGGCAACGGCTTCCCTCATCGCGGCTTCATCCATCGCATTGGCCTGTTCCCGCAATGCAGCAATCAAGTCGCGCAAAGGGGCTGGATTCGGCGCGTCGTCGATATGGCTTTCGTGAAAGTCCGCCGTATCCCTCGCATATTTGGCGCGAAAGAGCATGTAGGCAGCAAAGCGGGCATTGACCGTCTCGCGCCATGATTGGTCGCCGGTTATGACGGCAAGGCGGATGGCGTCTCTGCGCTCTACATGGCCGGACGTGTCAAACATTTCATTTCACCATGACTGAGATGTTGTCCATCATCGTCCCGCTATCGACCAGTGGCTTGGTGGATACGCCGCTTGTGCTCTGGCCTGCCGCGACTTTTGCAGCAGCTTCGCCAACGGTTTTCCCAGTCACGACCAAATCAGGATCAAGCTGCCGCATCTTTCGCAGCATCAAAGTGACCGGCGACAAAGCCGGGCTGTTCACATCGGCAATCGACTGAACCAATGCGCCCGCAATGTCATCTCCCACCAGCTTCAGAGCCTTGTGGGCATCGCAGTTATTCAATCCAAGCGCGGCATTAAGCTTTGCGCCCCACGTCGAGCTTTCCTTGGCAATCATAGGCCGGAAGAACGGACGCGGCGGGATGCTGGCCCTGGGTGCGCCAAACTCTTGAATGGCGGCGACGGATGCGACAGAAACAGGATCGCCGCCCCCAGTCGCCGGATACGTCGCGCCTTCCGCCCATCCGACCTCAACCGAAGCCGATTGCCCCAGCTTCTTCGCCAGCTTGTTCAGCCGATCTTGGAGCTTATCGCCGCCGGTAAATGTCTTGGCTACCATCGGTGGACGCCATTTCCAAGCCCCGGATATCGCACCGGAGCGACGTATCGGAACGTCCTAAACTGCGTGGTCGCCGCCCAAAACGCCGCGCCGTACTTGGTCTGTTGCCAGAATTGAACCGTTCCAGGCGGATAGAGGTTTTCCGTCTGTACGCTCACGCTGCCCTCTGTGGCGTTCGAAATGCGGCCCACCAGCGGCGATGATGGCTGATTATTCAGCGGGGCATTGATCGCGGCAATGTGAGCCGTGGCCATGTTGAGGATCACCGAACGCTGACCCCCAACACTGTCATCGTGGATCGGGCTGCATGGGGTGTTGTCGCAATAAAGCTGTGCCTCATTGAAGTAGGCTTGGGCCATCGGCTCCGCTACAAACGCGGCAAGCTCGGGATACCGTGCGGACCACGCGGTATAATCGAATGCGACGACACCCATGACTTTTACTCCTCGTCTTCAGGGAAACCCGAAGCAGCGCGTTTCACTTCCTTCATGCCGGGGGCCGGGGTGTCTTTGTCAAGACCTTCCAAGCCAGTCCGCACGGTCGCACGCTCGGCGACGATGGACCGAGCCGAGGAATTATCCTTGGCGGCGAAGACGAGGCCATTCTTGACCACGGGCAGGCTGGCATTAGCCTTGACCCACTTTTCCCAGAAGTCTTTCGGGACGTTAGGGGTGAGGCCAGCGGTGCCGGGGGGAAGGGAAAAGACGCCCGGCTGAGCGCCTGAGTAGCCGCCGCGCACGGTCACGCGCTCGATGCCATAGATCGGGAACTCGCTGCCATCGGCCATTCGCTGTTTAGCGCCGGTCGGAGTGTGCAAGTCCAAATGCAGGCCGTTGGGCAGCTTGCACCCGATGGTCACGGTTTCGCCAGTGGTGGCGGGGGCGACGGTTTCGACGTTGGTTGTCACGTTCTGATTTCTCCGAGTATAGGGGCGGGTCATTCCGCAATCCTCCGAAAGAGTGGGGCCACCCCCGAGGAGATGGCCCCGACTGTGGCTTAGACGCCAACCATCGACGCGAAGGCGATGGGATACCAGATAATAGCGCCAAAGGTGCCGCAAGTCTTCTTCTGCCTGAAGTGCGACGTGCCGGGAACAACGCGATGGGCGCGGAGCTTCTCGGAGAAGGCGCAGACGCCGGTCGGGTTGCCATCAACTTCGGTGGCAATGATCTGGGCGACGTTACCGCTGGGCAGCAGGCCACCGTTCGAAGCGCTACCGTACTGGGGAGCCACAACGACTTCCAGCTTCGGATAGTTCTTCTTGATCATGTCCATCACAGACACGTTGAACTGAGTGACGCTGTTCAGAGCGCCCGAGGACTGCGGGGCCAGGACCAGACGGAAAGGCGATTCGGCGGTGACGACGCCGACGCTCTGGGTGATGACGCTGGTCACGAGGTTCTGAATGTCAGCAAAGACCTCGTTGGCGGTCGCCACCTGGGCATTGTTGACGATCCAACCGCCCGGATTGCCGCCGTTCCAAGCCTTTGGGCCGGGAGTGATCGGAGCGGGAAGGCTCGGATCGTTCAGGATGCCGTAGTTCTGGAGACCGGCGATGCCATAGAAATAGGAGTTGTTCAGGAACTTCTCCAAAATCTTGGCGCTGGCAATCTGCTTGCGGCTGGCGAGGTCAATGCGACCACGGCCAGCGCGTTACAATTCCA